CAGACTTGGAGAGATGAGCAGGAGAGGACTTTAGGAAAGCGTAACGCAGCGCAAGAGTGCGACTGTAACTTCTCTACGTCAGGTAATACTGTCATCGATCCTGAGATCCTCACATGGTATGAAGAGACGCAGATTTGTGATCCTATTGAGCGCAGAGGTGTGGATAAAGCACTTTGGGTTTGGGAATATCCAGATCCTCTAAAGTATTATGCAGTGGTAGCTGATGTGGCCCGTGGCGATGGCAATGACTTCTCAGCATTTCATGTCATTGATGTCGAAAATGTGCTGCAAGTGGCAGAATTTAAAGCTCAAATCGACACCAGAGAGTACGCAAACCTCTTGTTAAGCGTGGCATCAGAATACAACAACGCACTGCTAGTGGTTGAAAACGCAAACATAGGTTGGGACGTCATCCAAACAATCGTGGAGCGTGGCTATACTAACATCCACTATAGCTGGAGAAACGAACAGCAGCAGGATTTCACTGCCTACATCAACAAGATGAACACAGGTACCGGTGCTGTGCCAGGCTTCTCAATGACTGAGAAAACAAGACCTCTTGCTGTCGAGAAAATGCGCAACTTTGTCGAGAACAGGCTAGCAAATATCAAGTCAATTAGACTACTTGACGAGCTTAGAGTCTTTATCTGGAAAAACGGTAAGGCACAGGCAATGCAATCCTATAATGATGATCTAGTCATGTCATTCTGTATAGCCATGTACTTGAGAGAGACCTCACTTAGATATAAAACCACAGCCGATAACCTCACTTACGCTGCTCTAAACAGCTTCACAAGGACCACAGACGCATCTGTAGCGTATTCTACAAATAATTATAGTAATGATAATCCCTGGTCGATGACTATAGCTAATCCTCAGGGTCAAGAAAATCAAGATTTAACCTGGCTTTTAGGCTAACATTATGGCAGAGCAACCAAAAAAACAAGAAAACCTATTTTCAACACTGAGAAGACTCTTCTCGACAGACGTCATTATTCGTAATGAAGGCGGAGATCAACTGCGAGTCATCGATCCAGACGCCATTCAGCGTAATGGTGTCATCCAGACTAACTCACTGATCGACAGGTTCAATAAAGTCTATACCACATCCACAGCCTATGGTGTAAATCTAAACCTAGCTCAGAACTACCAGTCTGCCCGTGTTCAGATTTATGCTGACTATGACGCTATGGACACTGATGCCATTTGCTGCTCCGCTCTTGATATAGTATCAGATGAGTGTACACTAAAAAATGAGCAAGGAGAAGTGCTGCAGATCCGTTCCTCAGACGAGAACATACAGAAACTGCTCTACAACCTCTTCTATTCTGTGCTCAACATCGAATTCAACCTCTGGTCTTGGGTTCGTAATATGTGTAAGTATGGCGATTTCTATCTTAAGCTAGAGATTGCAGAGAAGTACGGTGTCTACAATGTCATCCCCTTCTCAGCCTATAATATCATCCGTGAAGAGGGTTACAATCAAGACAATCCTCAAGAGGTGCGTTTCAAATACGATCCTAATGCCACACTGGCCTCATCCACAGGCTATAGCCGTCAGCAAAACAAGGACACTGGCATCTATTTTGACAACTTTGAAATGGCGCACTTCCGTTTGACCGGCGATGTGAACTATCTGCCCTATGGTCGTTCCTACTTAGAACCCGCTCGTAAGCTGTTTAAACAGTACGTGCTCATTGAAGACGCCATGCTTATTCACAGAATTGTGCGTGCACCTGAGCGCAGAATATTCTACGTCAACGTTGGAGCGATACCTCCTGGTGAAGTGGACAACTACATGCAGCGCATGATCCAGAAGATGAAGAAGACACCTCTGATGGATCCTAACACAGGCAACTACAACCTCAAATACAACCAGCAGAATCTCCTCGAGGACTTCTTCATCCCTGTTCGCGGCAATGACACGTCGACTAAAATCGATACTGCTAAAGGTCTAGACTATAATGGCATCGAAGATGTCGCCTACTTCAGAGAGAAGCTCTTTGCGGCTCTCAAGATACCTAAGGCGTTCATGGGATACGAGAAGGACTTGACTGGTAAGGCTACTCTAGCGGCTGAAGACATTCGTTTTGCTCGCACTATCGAGCGTCTACAGCGCATTATCGTATCAGAGCTGACTAAGATTGCTCTTGTTCACCTCTACGCTCATGGCTACACTAACGAATCTGCAGCTAATTTTACTCTATCGCTGACCAATCCTTCTATCATATACGATCAGGAGAGGATCGCGCTGTTTAAAGAGAAGATCGACCTTGCCAAACAGGCAATGGAAGGCTCTCTGCTGCCTCTTGAGTTCATCTACGACAAAGTATTCCACTTCTCAGAAGACCAATATGGTGAGCTAGAAGACATGATTATTGAGGACAAGAAGCGTGTATTCAGATACAAACAGATCGAAGAGGAGGGCAACGACCCTGCTGAGTCAGGTCAGGCATACGGCACACCTCACCAGATAGCATCACTATACGGCGGTAAAGAAGACATTCTTAATGTGCCTCAAGGCTATGACGAGAAGAAGCCTGGCCGCCCTAAAACCTTTGCCTCCATCTCAGGCACTGATAAATCAGCCTTTGGTCGCGATCCTGTAGCACCTGCGTACAAGAAAAATGCAGAAACAGGTGAAGATAAGCTTAAAGTTGCTTATAAAGACGACAGTCCTCTAGCCCTAGAAGGCACTATGGGTGAGTTCTTAAAGAACAGAAACTCGTTAGAGAAGATGTTTGCCAAGTCCCAGGCTAGAAAGGTCAAACTGTTCGAGGAATCAGAGCTAATGTCTGAGGATAACATTAAAGACCATCTGGATTGATAAAAGGAAGATATTTAGATATTTATTGAAAGTGGATCTGTAACTAAAACTATGGCCATAAAACACTCAAAATATCGCAACACCGGTATTTTATTTGAACTTCTAGTTCGACAAACAACATCAGACCTGATCAATAATCAGGACTCTAAGGCTGTTAAGATACTAAAAAAGTATTTCGTTAACACCGAATTAGGCAAAGAGTACGGCCTCTACAGCACCTTTTCCACTGGCCAAAAGCTTACAGAAGCGAAGGCAGAGATGCTTATTTCCACTATTCTTGAGCAGTACAGGAAGCTTGATCTAGAAAAGATCAACAAGCTCAAGTATAATCTGATCAAAGAGATCAAGCAGGCTTACGATCTAGACAACTTCTTTAAGGCAAAGATCGATAATTACAAGCCTTTTGCCTCTATTTACACGCTTTTTGAGTCTCAAAACACAAAAACTGTTGACACTAAGCAGGTGCTTCTAAACAAGATCACACTGCTAGAGCATCTGACTGGTACTTCTGCTGATAATCAGAAGGCGCCCCAGTCTCTTGTTGAGGAATTTATGAAAGAGGACAAGGAAATCAGGCTTATGGCCTACAAAATCCTTGTTGAGAAGTTTAACGACAAGTACAAGAACTTCTCTGACAGACAGAAAGGCATCCTCAAAGAGTACATCAACAATGTATCAGACACCAAGAACTTAAAAGACTATCTTAATGGTCAATTAACGGCTATAAAAAGCGAATTATCCGAGCTTAAAGCAGCGACAAAAGATCAGGTTGTAAAAATCAAACTAGAAGAGGTGATCAAGTTCATCAAGCCTATTAAAGAAGGCCACACAATTAAAGATGAGGTGATTACAGGCATCCTTCAGTACTGCGATCTTATTGACGAACTTAAAAAGCAGGGATAATGAAGCCATTCAATAACCAGTTTGCTACTCAAAAATTAAGAGGCGTTATTAGTGAAGTGAAATTCACAATAGAAGATAGCGATCTCTACTCTGCTGTCATGGACAAATACATGAGAGGCACTGAAATGAAGGATATGAAAATTACAGATAAAGGCCCATATCTTGAAACAGACGAGGAGACATTTAAAAGTATACAAGATATAGCAAAGAAACTCAATAAAGAGGATTCACTTGTTAGGAATAATGATATAGATGAGACCTCTACTACAAGCGGAGCTGGTGCTTATCTTCCAAAAGCGACTATTAAAAAGAAAACAGACGAAGTAAAGAAAAAGAAAAAAGACGTCGAGCCTAAACTAGCAGCAGGTCCAGCTGATATCTATATGAAAAAGAAGTGGGGCTGGAAAGAAGCTCCTTCGATTCCTAATAGACCTTCAAAAGGAGGATTCCAATACAAACAAATATTTGAAGGAGAAGAGTTAAACGAAAACTATTCTCGTTTCAAGAGGGAGACCAAGACCCGTACCAACGAGCAGCAGCTCCACGCTGCGATGCGTTTGGCAGAGAAGAAGATCCACGAAGCAAACAGGATCCTTGAGTACACAGCTCAACTTCGCACAGAGCTCACAGAAACCAGAGTCAATAAAAACACCCAGCGCCTCATGGAGAAAATCACCAGAGGCATTGCAGAAGCTTACGGAAAAATGAAAAAACTAAAATAACACCATGAAACCATTCAATTTCACAAAATACATTTTGAACAATCCGCTTCTTGAAGAAAGTTCTGACGATGCTCCCAAAAAGAGTGAAGAAGAAATTAAGCGCGAACTCGAAGGCGTTAAGGTAGGACAAACAGTAGAAATAACTCTTAATGACGATAAAGTCGTAAAATATAAAAGGATTGGTTCAAGCAAAAGTGGAGAGCCAACATTCAAAAGAGTAGAAGACGGCAAAGAAAAAGGCGCTGCCTCTACCCTATCAGCTTCCCCTTCCCACATAAAAAAAGTAAAATAACAAATGGCAAAGGTTAACAAAAAAGCAGGTGCAAATGTTGGTAAAATCAGTTTCGGAACCCGCAGGACGGGAGTTCCAAAGAAAAACTGGGGACCAAAAGAAGAAAGGCCTAAAAAATACAGAGGACAAGGAAGATAGATATTTATTAGCATGACAACACTAGAATTATATCGCAAGCACAAAAAGGGTGAAATCGGCCGCGACCGATTCCTTTATGAGGTTCGCAGGGACAACAATCTGCCCTGGATCACTAACATCACATCTTATGACGATGCTGTGAAGATCCTCAAGAACAAGGGTATAATCAAAGAGGCACAATTTGAGCCTCAAAATATCCCTACAGATCCGCTTGTTGATCGTGTTAATCCTTATGCTCTTAAAAGAGAAGTGGAAAAACTGCTCTCAAAAGAGACTGAGTTGACTAACGATTCCTATAAAGAGGCACTCAATAAGGCAGCTAAGAAACTCACCACCCCAGAGGCAGTTAAAAAGGCAATGTTTGCCAATGCTGAGACAGTCGAAAAGGCAGATGCCAAGCTACAGATGCAACCTGTTAAAAAGGCTAATCATCTGGACAAGAACAACAGCATGAAGAAAGTGAAAGGCCAAGAAATGCCTAAAGCTACTGCAGCTCCTACTGGTGAAAATAAGAAGACTAAGAAGCCTAAAGGCGTCGAGATCATGAAGGATAAAGGAGTTGAGGGCAGTGAGAAAGTGCTTAGAGAGGCTGCTCTTACAGAACTCCAATCCTACTTAAAAAAAAAGCTGGCTGAAAACATTACACATTACGAGTTCCATGAGGGCATGGAAGTTGAAACTGCAGAAGGACTAGGTGTAATTAAAGCCATTCAGGGTGGAACCCTAGAAATAGAATTAAAAAATGGCAAAGTTATTGACGAGCAGATGAATACAGTTAAAGCTCGTATGGAAAAAAAGAAGGAAGATGCAGAAATGCCAAAACAAGAGGAGTCAATAAAAGAATATGGCAGCGATCAATACGAAGGCTACATCCAAGTCAGTGTAAGAGACGCAGCTGAAGCCATTGAAGTGGTTAGAGACGCTTATCGTAACGATCTTAAAAGCGGAGTCATAAAGATGAGTGGATCGGATAAATATTATGTTTACGATAAAGATGTTGCCCAAGCACTTCTTCAAGATTTTCAAGCAGATCAAATAGAGATCGCTGATGAAAATGTCTCGACTGATCAGATGGATGAAGCCAGAGACATCAACGATCCAGCTAGAATCGCGGCTTACCAGCGCACAGATGCTTTTAGAAATAGACCCTCTGATGAAGAAGTTGAGATGGCTAAAGATAGAGACGCTTCAATACTCCAGGCTATAAAAGATCTTAAAATAGAGTACCTTCAATATAAATTAGAAGACGAGCAAGCTTCAAGCACGGGGGGAGATGCTTCAAGCCAGTATTACGGAGGCATTCTACAAGCAATAGAAGATAAAATTGCAGAGTTGAGGCAACTTCGCGCTCTTAACACTAAACAATTGGCGCAACTTTCTGACGAAGAATTTGAAAACGTGCTAGCTTCTCGCGAAGAAATAGACGCTGCCGTCAGTGCTGAACCGGAATTGGAAGAACTTATACTTAAAAAAGGGAGTGGAAGCGGACCCAACTCAGACACTAGAATAGCAACTAAACCTGGTTCCATTTCAGCACTAAGAGGTTTAGGATACACTCCAATTAGTGGTACAGAAGACGTAAAATAAAAATGTCCAAGCAACTCCTTATAGAATACCAGGCCTTTCAACCTCTTAGGAGTTCCCTAAATGAGGCTAGAAAGCTAACCAACGGCAACATGCTGGTCTCTGGCTTGGTACAGCGTTGTAATGAAAAAAACGCTAACGGCAGGATATACCCTTATGAGACTCTCTATAAGCAGGTTGAAAAATACATGCAGGGACCAATAGCTGAGAATAGGGCGCTAGGCGAACTAGATCACCCTGAGTCCTCAGTTATTAACTTAAAAAATGTTAG